TTATCAACTATATAAACTCCTCCACAATATAATAACCCTGTGCCAGTTAAATACATATACAAAAGAGGTGGAATTGTTACACAATATACGCTATTTGTGCCGCTGCTGGAGTTTTTGCCATAACTAAAACTGCCAATTGACACGCTTGTCAAGTCATCTACTGACTGTGCTAATGTTGTAACTCCGCCGTTTGTTTGTATTGACTCGCATAATGCACATGTTGCCTTTTTGATTTTGTTTTGTACAGATAAGGGATAAAAAGATATCCCTTTGTCTGCAACTTTATTAAGTGTTATTACATCTATAATATCCGAGGCACGCTCTGATATTATGTTAAAATCGTCATCGCTAATAGTTGTTGTCGTAAATGCTGTATAGTCGCTTTTTGTTATATATGCCATAACGTGCCCCCCTTTATTTATTAACCGCTTGTAACTGTTGTATTTCCTGCTTTAACTGCTAGCTTGCTAGCGTTAACCTCAGCAACTGTAATTTTATGTGTTGATGTTGCTGTAATCTCAGCTGACCCATCCCATGCAGTCCAAGCTGTTAAATCTTGTCCAATTGTCACGGTTGGTGCTACTGTTGCGTGTGTTTTGTAAACATAAGAGTTGCCAGTTAACTTATTAGGTGTTACTGTAATTGCTGTTTTACCACTTGCTCCCGCTGCTGATGTTACTGTCAATACATCAAGTAGTAAATTCTTTTTGATGACAACTTTTTCCGCATTTGAAACTCTGAAACCTGCGTTAATCTCAACTTGTGCCAATGTACCAACGAAAGACTCTGCATCTCTTAAACGCATAGCATTTAGATTATTAACAATATGGAATGTTGTGCTGTCGTACATAATAAAATCAACGTCTGTTAAGTCTACAACTCTCAACGTGCCAGCATGGTCGTAATATTTAGCCTGCTCATTGTCAAGTAAATCTCCCTCATACCATGTCATACCTAACCATACGCCAACACGTCCAGTTGTTAGTGTGTTTTCGTTTTTGCTTGGAGTATAGTCACCACCTGCTAATTCCAACATAGCTGAGTAAACTGCGACACTAGCAATAACTGTGTTTGGCTTTGCGTGATTGTTTCTTAGTGCTTTTCTCGCTGTCAAAACATAAGACTTAATGTTATCTTTTGTAATTGCTGTATAATCCATTAAGTCTGTGCCCTCATATGCTAAACACGCTAAAGCAGAATAATGCCATCCCTCTTGCACATCTTTGATTGCTGTTGACAAAGTCTCATCCGCTACTTTGTATTGTACACTATTCGCTGCGACATCATAGATTTTTTTAGATTTCCTAAAGCTGTTGTTTAATCTCAAATCGATTAAAGTATTAGCAATGTTTTCATTGGAAAAATCTCCTGCTGGTGTTGTTGGGTCTACTGCACTATCTCTAGTTGTTTTGTAGATTTTAACTAAACCTGCTGCTGCATCTCCTTGATATTGATTATTAAATGTTTGCCCTGGCTGCATAATTGCATCGCCATATAGATTTGGCTCTAGAATTTTGCTGTATCTCTCGTCTACGTTAAAACTTCCGTACTGTGCCATTAAATATCACTCTCTTTCTTATCCCTTATAGTAGGGATTATCTTTATATTTACTTTGTATGTATTGCTCATCTGCTGTTAACTGATTATTTGGAGTTTGCTGTTGTCCTGTTGTGAGGATTTCTTGCTCTGCACCAAATCCCCACGAGTAGTCCTTTTTGATTGTTTCTAGTTGCTCGTCAAGTCCTATGATTTTGTCATTGTCTACTATAATTTTTGATGTATCAACCATGGATTTAAATATCTGTGCGTTTTTTGCGCCTGCTTTAATTAGTGCGTTCTCGATTGATAAATCAATCTTGGTCTGTTTTAATTGATTTTCAAAATCTGTCTTAGATTTCAAGTTTTCTTCTTGCAGTTCTTTGATTTTTTGTTCAAAAGCTGATGCATCAACTTTCTTTAGTTCTTCTAACTGCTTATCTCTTTCAGAAATTTGCTTTTCATAATCAGCTTTTATCTTTTCATCCACTTTTGACTTAGTAGCCTCTATATCTTTCCCGTGCAATTCCATTATTTTATCTATTGCATCTTTTGATAATTCTAAGTCTTTTAAATCTTCTCTTTTCATAAAAATACTCCTTTTACACTATGCTTTAACGTTGTTGCTTAACGTGTGTTCACTTCGTTTTACGTCCAGTTTGACATATTTTAAATTTCCCTGTACGTTCTGCGTGTTCTGCCAGTTTCTTTTAAAAATTGTCTGTATTGTTTTTCTGTTTCGCTTGGTTCTTCATCAACCTTTAGCCCTGCTGCCTTTTGCACTTCTTTTTCTGTGTTTTCTTTACGTAATTTACGCTCATATTCTCTTTGTTTTTGTGACTGCTCGTAAATTTCTGCATTTTTTTGAAAGTCAGAAGTGGGTTTAAAAGTTCGTTGGCTTAATCCCTCGAAAAAGGGATAAAAGTCATGTGTACAATTGACGCCCTTTAACCCCTCAATAGTACCATAATTTGTTGCTGTTGTCAAGTGTGCATACTTTTTGTGTTTGCCTGATATACTGTATATTTTGCCTTGCCATTTTGCGTGCTCTGGTCTTGCCCCGCTGTGGCTTGACACCTCTACTAAATCCTGCCCCCAGTCATTAGCACGTTCCAATTGCATTAACCCTGCTGTTTGACTTGTTGATGTTACAATCATTGTGCGTATTGCACTTGATACAGTCCTTCTTGTCTTTTTGCCTTTTTTGCTTATATAATTAACTCCTGTTATCCCTTTGTTTGCAAGTGCTTTTGTTGCTCTATCTACAGCATCTATATGTGACATATCGCCAGCACTTACATCGAGATAAGTTTGATTTATTATATCTCTAAATGCTTTTTTAGTCATGTTTAAAGCTGTTGTATTAACCGCATTTTTGTATTTGCGTGTATTTTTAATTGCAGCGGTTAATATCTGCTTGTAATACTTTTTTTTAGTTGCATCTCCTGCTTTGTTTTTAATCAACCCTTTGTCAAGTGCCATTTTATAAATAAGGTCTTGATTATATAAAGCTGTTGTGATTGCTAGCTTTAAAGTTTTAGATATATCGTTGTCATTAACCCCATTTTGTTGTATTATCTTTTTCGCTTTTTTTGCCATTTGATTAACTAACAATAAATTTTTGTCTCGCCAGTTTTCTATATCTTCATCATCTTCGATGTTCAAAAAACTAGCAATAAGTTTTAACAACAGCAACTCTGTTAATTGTCCTTTTTCTTGCATCTCTTTTGTTATTTCTTCATAGTCTTCTTCTCTCAGCATTATATATCAACTCCTAGTTCTGCTTCATCCGTTACTCCTTTCCTACTTTCAATTTCTTGCATTTTCTCAATTGCTTGTTCCTTTGTTAATCCTTTTACTTCCATCCAATATCCTACTGCGTCATCAACTTCCGCTGATATTTCAAGCAATTTTCTTTTTGCTAGTGCTTCAGTATCTTCTATGATGCTGTCATCAAAAGATATGCTTATTTCTTCTTCTTTTCTTCCAGCTAAAAACAAGATAGATTTTACCATGTCTTTTAATGCTTTTTCTAAAATGATTTCGTCTTTTTTGATACGCCTAAACAATTTTGAGTTTTGCGATATTATAGCCGTTGCAGTTTGTGTATTGTCTACATCAAATTTGTAATATCCCTTACCAAAACCGCATTTTTCCGATAATATATCTAAAGCTTGATTTAAACCTTTTATGTATGCATCATATCTTATATCGCCATTTATCTCTTGTATTTTCGAATTTGCATCTTGCCCAGGAAACATCTGAAAAATCGGGTCGCTTGGGTCGAATGTTGGTCTTGTTTGTCCACTCTCATAATCAACGTTAAACATGCTATCATCTACAAATACCCTTTTACGTGATAGATTATACTCTGCATCAAAACTATCATAGATGTTGTCAACTACTTTAACATCATCAATTGCATTAGCAAAGCAAGAGATACCCATGCAGCTTGTAATATCAAAATTATTAGCTATATTTGGTCTAATAATCTGAAAAAATGGATATGGTGATTTGGTATAATAAACATCTTTGATTGTATCATTAGCAATCTTATTGCCTTTGTTGTCAAAAAAGTCATTGTATATCACGTAAACACCATTTTGCTTTAAATGTCGCTGGATAAAATAGATTTTGTTTTTGCCGTGCTGTTGCTCTGTACAAAAAGCACAGTCAATAATTTGTTTGTTTTTAGTCCTCAGCGGATAGATGTTGGATGCTGTTACAAAATCAATTGATATCTCGTTATTATCGAGATACTCAACAAGGGCCCCAGTTCCAAAAGCATTAATATACTCAATTAATTCGTTTCCTTGCACCCAAAAATTATTTATATCAAGTATATTATCTAATAAAGCTTGGTTACTTTCAGATACTGTAATATTAACTTTTTCATTAAGCAACAAATCGGCTTTATCCTCGCACATTTTCTTAACTATATTTAATGTTTTTCTTATTCTAGTAATATTGCTTTTGCCGTTGTAGATATTGATATTGTGCCAGTCGTTGGTACCCTGGTACCAATCTTTCCATAGTTTTTCTTTTTGTCTGTGACATTTTGTCACTAAGACGTTATGCCCTAGATTTATTAATATATCCTCAATTGTTTGTGTCTTATTTTGCATCTACTCACTCCTCACTTGTATTGCTTGTGTTATTTGTTGCATTAAACTCTCGGTGCTATATTCCTGAGCATCGAGAGTATCAATGTTCATCTTGCCGTCATCAAGTCTTATATCTTTGTTTGTATTTTGTTGCCACACTGCATTTTGAAAAGCCTCAATTGTTTTTTTACAGTGACCCATTATTTTATATGCATCACAACCAAGCATCATATTATAAAATCTTATACGCTCTGTAATCTCTCCTTTTCTAGCATTTTTAACAACTAAAGCTATGCCTTGCTTTGCCAACTCGTTTTTGAAACTGCGTATTATTGTTTGCTCTGCTGAGTCCGCATAAGCCTCGAGTATTTTATATTGTATTTGATTTTTTTTAACAAACTTGCAAAACTCATTAGCTAATTGATTTGCATCTAACTCCTCTTTGCTGTAATACTCATCAAGAGTTATTACTTGTTTTAAACCCTGTGTAAAGCCTGTCAACTGGAATGTGTTAGCCGACCCATTACCACCAAAGTCAATACCCACAGTCGCAAAAATTATATTGTCAGGAACTTTATGCAAAACATAATTTTGAGGATTTGCAGCAAACTTATTATAAATGCATCCCTCTGCTGCTACCCAGTTTCCAAGAATAAATCTATCATAATAAACACCACAATACTCTTTTTTGATATTTGTAACGTAATCACTTGGCAACATCAAATTATCGTCAATCAAAAATTTTATAACTAACATGTCTAAATCATTTTGTTTTTTGATATAATCAGCCATTAACCAGTGCATCGGATTATCGGGATTTGTAGTTGCTATTAATTTAGCTTTTGGTGCTCTTAATCTGCTTAAAAGCATCGTAAAAAAATCTTTTGGGAATAATGTTAGCTCGTCACAATATGCCCCTTGCAAAGTCAACCCTCGTATTTTACCCTCGCTCTTGGAATCTGCTGCACCCTCTAATAATATTGTACGTCCAAACAACAACCCTTCCTTTGCCGATGCACTAAAACTAAAATTAGACTCTCCTATCAAGTCTTGCAACGGTAACAAACAGTTGTTTTTTAAAGTTGTAAGAGTTTTTGCACACATCATATATAAGCCTTGCTTTGGCATGGTAGCAACCCAAAACGCCCATGCAACCAAGCTTATCCACGTCTTGCCACTTGATACGGAACCCTCTAATATATTTATACGTGATAACGTGTTGTTTTGTATTCTTTTTAAAAAATCTTTTTGTTTAGGATTGTAAGTCTGAGTCATCACTTTTCAACCCCTCAATTAATTTTTCAAGTATTCCATTTTCTTCTTGCGCTTTTTTCAATGCCTTTTCTCTTATTTCGAGTTCTTTTTCTTTGAGTTTTTCTACATTATGATTTCGGCGGAACTGCTGAGGTTTTCTATTGTTCAGCCATATAGCACATGCTGTCACATCCGATGGCATGTGTTTAGTTGTTTTTTCTATTTTCTTATGTTCTTTTCCGTTGTTGTCTTTTTCGATTATTGTTTTTGTTTCTTCGTATTCATAACCTAGGGCCCTTTTTATTAATGCATTTTCAACTTCTCTGTCAACTATTTCACCGTTTCTTTTAAGTGCTTCTTCAAATTCTTGATATTTATGTCTCCAAACACAGAAAGTTGAAGTTGATATTTTTAATTTATCTTTTGCAATTTGGTCATATGTCAAACCATCACGAGCCCATCCTGAGATTAATAATAGACCGTCCTTAGTCAGCCAATAATCGACTATGCTATTACGTTTTGGCATATTTACACTCCCTTTACTAATTCATTGTAATTAATTTTTTTGTTTTCTCTCATCACATACACCTCACTTTCATTTTTTACGAGTTCAATATATCTTTTAATTATAACTGTTGCATATTTTTCATCTAGTTCCATCATATAGCATTTACGGTTTGTTTGTTCGCATGCAATCAGTGTTGTACCACTTCCACCAAAAACGTCGAGTACAGTATCTTCTTCTTTCGTGTTGTTTTGTAATTGGTAACTAAACAAATTTACAGGTTTCATTGTTGGGTGTTCACCGTTTCGGTTTGGTTTTTCAAAATTTAACACAGTTGTTTGTTTTCTGTCAGAGTTCCACAGATGCCCCGCCCCCCTTTCCATCCATATAGACAAGGTTCATGTTTCCAGTGATAGTCTTGTCGGCCTAAAACCATGCTGGATTTATTCCAAATCAGGCACTCTCTTACTTTCCAGCCCACGTCCGCACAAGCTCCTCTAAAATTATACCCTTCCGAATCAGCGTGCCATATATAAAAAACTGCTCCGTTTTTCATTACGTTGTCGGCAGCTATAAAAGCTTTTTTCAAAAACTCTCTAAACTCTTCATTCGGCATAGAGTCGTTTTCAATTTCCAAAGCGTCTTTGGTTTTCCCTTTATAACATACGTTGTAAGGTGGGTCTGTAAGTAGCAAATCTACTTTTTGTCCTCCGACTAGTTTGTAGACGTCTTCTTGGTTGGTACTATCTCCACACATTAGCTTGTGTTTCCCAAGACCAAACATCTCCTTTTTTTGCGATTCCACTAGTTTTTAAACTTTCTTCTAAATCAAAATCGTCCTCTTCTGCTTCATGCTTTTCTTCTGCCAATTTCAAAAGTTCTTTTTCGTCAAACCCCAACATATCAATATCAATTTCTGAATTTTTAAGTTCTTCAAGTTCGTTTGCTAAAATTTCAAAATCCCAACCTGATAGCTCTGCAAGCTTGTTGTCAGCGAGAATGTACGCTTTTTTTTGATACTCGCTCAAATGGCTTTCTATTACGCATGGTACTTCTTGTATTCCCTCTTTTAACGCTGCTTGCACTCTGCCATGCCCTGCTATAATATTGTTTTTGTCATCAATTATAACTGGATTTATAAATCCAAATTCTCTTATACTTGATTGAATTTTTTTTATTTGTTCTTCATCATGCGTACGTGCGTTATTCACATAAGGTATCAAATCACTTGTTTTCACTTTTGTGTATTCC